ATTTTTTTTTTTTATTTTTTTTATGTAAATTTTATAAAAAAAAAGGCAAAATCCTCCCTACTGTGTTGCTTGGTGTCTTCAATAAAAAACTCAATAAATGCTCTTTTTTTACATTATAAATTACAATATATTTTATTTTTTATTTTAAAATTTTACTATATTTATTTTAAAATATCTTATAGTATAAATCAATTATTATTTCAATTATTTACAATATTTTTTTTAATTTTTTTAATATAGATTATATATATATGCCATCGTTAACGTTTGAAGAAAAAGAAAAAGGAATACCTATAGCAGTCATTAAAGGAGGAATTTATAATAAAGAAATTGTATTTTTAAACACTGAAGACTATCAAACCAAAAAAATAAACAATAAAATAAATCAAATAGATTATGAAAAAGAATTTAAAAATATGAAAATAGCGCCTAGAAATAGAGTAATGATAATAAATAAATTACAAGAGGCAAAAAATAAGAATATAGAACCTAATAATTTAATTGAAAATGAAACAATTAAAAAATTATATGAAAAAATAATAAATGATGATAAAAACGATAAAACAATTACTTTAAATGACGGTTCTTTTGAATTATTAGTTCCGTCTAATGAAACAACTAGAACAGTATGGTATATAACCGGTAGTTCTGGTTCTGGAAAAAGTCATATAGCGAAAGGGCTAGCTGAAAAATATATGAAGATGTTTCCAGATAGAAACGTATATTTAATATCAAAACTTCAAGAAGATTCAACATTAGATTCTATGAAACCAGAACCACCTAAAAGAATAAATGTTGAATCGTTAGTTAATGATTATCCAAGTATAAACGAGTTTAAAGATTGTATGGTTATCTTTGATGATTATGACACATTTGAAGGAAAAACTGGAAAAATTATACAACAGCTAATCGATGACCTAGCAATTCAAGGCAGACACACAAATACAACAATGCTTTGTCTTACTCATTATATAACTAATTATAAAAAAACGAGACTGTTAATGAACGAAGCGACTCATTTTGTTGTATATCCTCAATCAACATCATTCAACGCTTTAAAATATCTTTTACAATATCATCTAGGATTAGATAAAGAAGATATATATGGATTAAAAAAAATGGGGCGTTGGGTTTGTTTAGGTAAAAATTATCCTCAATATTTAATAAGTCAAAATCAATGTAAAATATTACATCAGACTTAAATTACCATAGTTCTATTATATTCTGTTCTATCATTCATACCTTTATACATTCTATATACAAAGTCATTAAAATCTTTTATAACATTAGGAATATCAAAGAAAAAAGACATATTTACATTTGTTATATTTCTTTTATATTCTTTAACATAACTTTTAAAATCATCTTTTAATAGATTAGTTAGTCTTGTCCTAATTCTATTTTCTTTTTTAAATTTTTCAATTTCTTTTTTATTTCTGTCTTCTAATCTTGCCACTAAAAATTGAGGTGTATATGTTGTTTCTATAAATTCATCAACATTTTTTCGTTGTTTTGGTTGTTTTGGTTGTTTTGGTTGTTTTGGTTGTTTTGGTTGTTTTGGTGTGTCGGGTATTCTACCTCGTCTGGTATATACTCTATGTTGTTCTTTTTCTTCCTCAGATATATTTAATAAATCTAAATTTGAACTATTTAAATAATCTCTATATTCTTTAATACTAGTATCTATAAAATCAGAATTATATAATCCAATTTCTTTAAGTAAAGCTTTCAAATATCTTTCTATATAAACAAACGTATTATAAGCATCATTATTGTTTTTTTTCATTAAAAAATTAAACATTTCATTTAATAATAGTCTTGCATTATCAGTTAATCCAAATAATCTCGCTAATTTGAAAGTTTCAGAATTAGAAAATAATTCAGATACTGTTTCTTTAATATCACTAACCCATTCTTTTAAATCTCTATTAAATCTAGTATTTAATATAGCTCCTTTTAATTCGGCTGGTTCGTCTGTTATCTGGTCTAATATACCTAAATATTTATATGTTGTTTGACTAGTTGTTTTTGTTTGTTCTCTTTCAACTTTTTCATAAGAATCATTAACCCATTTTTTAGGTGTAGGTCCTATTAATTCTTTATTATTATTTTCCATTTTAATAAAAAATTGTTTTGCTTCTTGACTTTCTTTTAATTTTTCGAAGTATAAATATAATCTCATTAAACTAGACCTTCTTAATCTGTCATCATATATTTCTTCTAAATTTTTATCATCGTTATTTTTAAGTATATTTCCTATTTTTTGGAACAAAATATTATCATTATTGAATATTCTTTTTAGGTTTTCGTATATAGCAGATGTTTGACTATCTGTTTCATCTTGTGATGCTTTTAGACCTTGTTTATTATAAAAATTCAATGTATTAAACAAAGTTAAAGCATTTAAAAATAATACTTTTACATTAGACCAATCAACAAAATCATTTTTTCCTCTTTCATTCTCTAAGACATTCTGTATATAAGAAAATACATTAAATGTATATCTTGAACCTCCTAAATATTTAATTTCTATACATTCCTTCATATCTTGTTGTCTTAGTTTGACTGGTTTACCTAAGACTGCTATAGCTCTAAAAATAAGTTGTTTATTTACTTCATCTTTTTGAAATACATATATGACATAAGCACCCTCTTTAATTTTTCTCTCAATAGGAAAAGTTTCTTTCATAAAAGCATAATAAAATATCCTATTAGCCTCTACCATTTTCGTAAATTCAAATAAATCTCTTTTTAGTTGTGGTGTATTTTTATTTATTTTTTCCTTTAAAGTTATAGCATATGCACTGGTTTTTTCTTTCATATCATTATAAATATTTTTAGCTATTTCATTGACTCTATATAAACTAGTTAAATTACCTTTACCATCTCCAAAAAATGGTAAAATGGCAGTTGTTTCATCTTTATATGTAGCTCCTATTTTCATTTCAATTTTTTGTGATGTCTGTTGTTTTGATTGTTTTGGTTCATTACTTACCGTTTTTACAATATTTTTTTGTGGTGTTTCTTCATCATAATCAAATGTATTTCTAAATTTATAATCTGTTCCATTTGGACCGAATACTAAACTGAATAATCTTTTATTTTTAGTAGTAAGACGTCTAAAATAATCGTCTGGTTTTCCAAAACTATTTTCAAAATCTAGATAGTCTAATAAATTATAAATTCCATCATCTATTTTTTTTAATGCCATTTTAAAACCTATTTTATTAGTCCAATATTCAACCGCTTCATTTAATAATTCTTTAGTTTCTTTATTGAAAAATATATCCGCTCTGTTAATATTTCCAGCGATTCTTTCCATTTTTTCAATTAAACGTTCTAACCATATAATCCAATCACTAAATCTAGAATCATTATATATTATAGTAGGAAATTGTGGAGAGTCTATTTCTTCAATAGCGGTTTGATTTTTATATTTTGTTGTAGTTTGTTTTGGTTGTTTTTGTTGTTTCTGTTGTTTTGGTTGTTTTGGTTGTTTTGGTTGTTTTGGTGAGTCTTCCATTTCGGAGTCTTCTTCATATTCTATTTTTTTTAATTGTTTTTGGACTTTAGTTTTTCTTATTGGTTGTTTAGTTTTTAAATATTTTGATGGTGTTTTTCTCATTTTTGTAATATCAAATTCAGCATAAGCATCCATTGGTGTATTCTCATTTATAAAATTTTTAGAAATCATTTTTCTCATAAAACCTTGAGTTTTTGAAAATTTTCCACCTTCAATAATTTCACTATTTAACATAATATTTCCACCCTCTAGACTTACAGCGTTATTTAATGAATCTACTAAATCGTTTTTCTTTATTTTTGTTAATGCTATTTTATAAACATTACCTATTTTTTTTGCAATAGTTTTCAAGTCATTGACATTTAAATCACTTAATTTGTTTATTATTTTCGTTTTGTTTATTCCATTTCCTTTTATTTTCTTGATAAAATCGCCTATATTCATTACATAACCACTTCCTAAAACATTATTAAAATTATCTAATGAATGCCCTTGATAATAATTAAATGAATCAGATAAAATATTAGACGGCATTTTTAAAGTTGGTTTTTCAGTTTTTACCATAATATTCCCCGAAAATAAACGTCCTCCAAAAGTATATAAAGGGTCATCTGGTGTATAATACCGTTTATTTTCGTTTGACTGTTGAGAGATTAAATCATATGGTTGAAAAGCTGGGTTAAATTGAACTGAATCTTTTAACCATTTAAAATCTCTTTTTAATTGATTTATCAATGCACCGCCTAACGAATGTCCTGTGAGATAATAATCATACTTATCATATGGATACATCGTCGCTATTTGTTCTATAATTTGTTTATCTTTTAGATATCTATTACTATATTTTAAACGATTAACTGCTATTGATGCGTCCGCTTTAACATCTTCTTTAGATGATGTCCCTCTAATTGATAAAATGATAGTGTCATCTGATTCGTCTAAATATGCTTTTACAGTGTCTGAATCATATACTAATTTATAATCTTTAATTTGTTCTACTCCTTTTTTGTTATATTGATTTTTTGCTACAGCGAAAAAATCTTTATCACTTGGTCTAACACCATTTCCAAAAAATGCGTTGTTTAGTTTCATATATAATAAAATTACAAAAAAATATATATAAAATTTATATTATTTTATATTATCTATTATATATATTAATGGTAAATAGAAAAAATTCAAATAAAATGATGATTGATAACGATTATTTTTATGGTATGGGTGAATATGTTGACAGTTATCAAGGCGGAATGATTAATCCATTTTCTGAAAGAACAGTCCCTCGCTCACCATCTCAAGCATTACTAACTACAAAATATGATTTAGCGACAAATCGTTCGTCTGAAGTAAACGGTGGTTTCGTTCATAGACCGATAAAATATAGAGGTGTTGGTGCCGGAATGTATAATGACGAAGTTGAAGGTGGTGATTTTTTTGATGGATTTAATAAAGCTTTACACCTTAGACCTAGTCAACGTCTTTCAGAAAAAAAAGTTAAAAAAGGATTCGATACAGTAAATAAAAATATTATATCTCCAATGGCAACCGTTACCAAATATGTAGCTCCTTTACTTGGACCATATGGATTACCAGTAAGTGCTGCATTAGGTGCTGTAGGATATGGTGAACCATTTAAAAATAAACCTAGAATGAATAAACGAGCTCAAATAGTAAAAAGAATAATGAATGAACGCGGTGTCTCTATGATTGAAGCATCAAAAATTGTAAAAAATGAAGGACTTTATTAAAACTATAAATAATTATTTAAAATTTATATTCTATATAATTATATATGGATTATCATTCTTTAAAAGCGAGTGAGGCAAGAAATAATTTTTTAGAAAAAATGAAATCAACAATTTCATCAAAACGACAACTTTTAGAACCAGTATTTAATAGAATAGAACCAATACCAAGAAGCGGACAAATATTTTTTTCTAATAAAGATGAAGGACCACAAACAATTTATGGTTCCGGTTTTAGATTATCTGACGACGAAAGAGATGATTATAGGAAAAAAATATTAGAAAGATTAAGCAGTAATTTTGAAAAATATAATAATTCAGATACAACAGTAGACGTAAGAAGAGAAGCTATAATAACCGAAGACGATGTCAAAATAAGAAATGGTGATATGATATTAGATGCATTAATGATAAGAGTGTATAATGGAGACATTGGATTTGATTTTTTTAACGAAGTTATAAAATTTAGAAATTTTATTGTAGATAATATTTGGAGTTTTTCAGATATCGTTATTTTTGATAATTATATAGAAAAATTAACATTATTTAAGCGTCAATTAGAAACTTCAGCACTCGAAGATAAAGTAAACGCTCAAGCAAACATTAGATTTAAACTAGCAGTGCAAAAAATGGAAAATACTGGTTTAAATAGCACAGCTTACGAAATACAAAAGTTAGAAAATGAATATGATAGGTTAAGAACTGATTATATTGATGTAGTATCTAAAAATACACTTTCATCTATTGTAATTATTGATAAATTAATAGAATATATTAGACAAAATAAAGAATATATAAGTCAAAGTGAAAAAAATAGAAAACAAATTGCAAAATCTCTATTAACTCCTTTACAATTAAATAAAATTAACATAAAAAATATAGAATTAGCAATTAATAAAATACAACAAAAAGCTATAAATGAAGAAAATAAATATATTACAGATTTAGGACTTCCACCAAATGTTCCACAGAGAGCACCATATAGACCACCTCCACCAGTTCAACCACCACAACCACCAGCACTACCACCAGCACCAATGGCTCAACAACTTATTAATTTTGTAGACCCTAATTATACAAGAAGAAACACAGAAAAAGAAGTAAGAAGTATGACACAACCAGAAATAAACCAATTTTTAACAAATATGACGGGTATTGATGGGGCAACTTTAATAAATCAGATAGGATTTACAACATTAAACGATGTAAAATCTGCTATTGTTTCCGCTTTATTTGATAGACAACTTCTTATTGATAGAAGAGGTAATTTAATTACATAATAAAAATATTTAGTTTTTTTACAGTAATAATATATACATTATAATATATAGTCAATGTCTTCTATAACATCTGATTTTATGATTAATATAGTCAATCGTCTAGTTTCTGATAAAAATATTTCAGTTAAAAGTGCCGACCTTTATTTAAAATATTTAATTATGTTAAATAATAAACAACCATTTAAAAGTTTAACTTTTTTAAAAGAAAAAGAAGAGATACAAAAAAAATTGGAAAAATACAGCGACAACACAAAAAAAACAATTTTATCTGGTGTTGTTTCAGTTCTTTCATTATTTAAAGATAAACAAAATTATAAATCAATATATAAATATTATTTTGATAAAATGATGGATATAGCAAATGATATGAAAAATAATAATAATGAAAATGATAAAACAAAAAAACAATCTGATAATTGGATAGATTGGAATATAATAATTAATATGAAAGACCGATTATTAGAAGAATGTGATTTATTTAATGTAGACGCTAAAAAAATATCACCGGAACACTATGACAAAATTTTAAATTGTGTTATAATGTCCATTTATACGGAAATTCCACCCAGAAGAAACAGCGATTTTTTAAATATGTATGTAGTTAATGGATATAAAGACACAATGGATACAAATAAAAATTATTATGATGTTATAAATAATAAATTTATATTCAATAATTATAAAACCCAGAAGAAATACGGACAACAAATAATTGATATTAGCAATATTGACAAACTAAAAATAATATTATATAGATATATAAGAGTTCATCCATTAAATCCGGCAAAAAATAAAAAAGATTTTATCACAGATATGCCAAAAAATACAGAATTTAAATTTTTAGTTCATAGTGATGGTTCAATGTTAGATTCAGTTAACAGTATCACAAGAGTTTTAAACAAAATTTTTAATAAACGGTTAGGGACTTCGATGATGCGTCATATATATTTAAGTAGTAAGTATAATATCGATGAAATGAAGGAGGATGCTGAGATGATGGGTCATTCCCTAAGTCAACAGCGTCAATATTTAAAGTCTGAAAACTAAAAATATAAATAATATAATCATATAATATAAAATATATGATTATACTATATAAAATACTAGTTAAAAAGTCATTAGTTGATTTTTACAAGTAATAAAAAATTTTTTATTACTAGTAATTAACATATAGCTATATATAAACGATTATTTAATCAATAAACGGGCAATCATTCAAGTTTTCATCAATATAATTCTTTTCTTTAAGCTTATTCTTTATTAAATCTAACTTTAATTTTATTCTTATAGTTGATGATTTTGTTTTATTAATTTCACTACTTGTAAATATTTCAGAATCTGATGTCAAAAATCTTGAAAAATTATTTAAAGACAATTCCGTTTTTTTGTTTCTGCTTTCTTCTATCCATTCATAAAAATCAGCGTATAATTCTGACATTTTAATATTTTCATATTTAATTATTTTAGTTTTTTCATTCTTTTTTATCATTGATATCAACCATTTAATAATCAAAGGCGCGTTAATTCGTTTTATTTCTACATAAGCTTTATTTATAGGTCTATTTATTTGATAATCTATAGGTGTATCATATGTTTCATAATTTTTTAAATATTGAAATAAGCAAGCGATAGCCTCTTTATCATTAAATATATTATCTAACTTTTTAAAATAATCAACGTCTCCGCGTTTTTCTGAATTTACATCATAAATAAAAAATCGTCTATCGTTATTATCTATAGGAATAGGATTTTCATTATTACTACAAAATATATATCTTGAATAATCATTTATAGTATATTTTGGAATACCTTTTCTATTTATAATTGTTTTAGATTGTGTAATAATACTTTTTAATCTATCAAAATTTTCAAAATTTGCTTTTCCTTGGGCTTCTTCTATTGTTATTAATAATTTATTTTCTAAATGTTCGTTGAATGAATTATATAATTCGTTATTAGTTCCAATAGTTAAATAATATTTTGGTCCTAAAATTTTATTTCCAAAATTATCAAAAAATAAATTTTTACCGGTTCCGCCTCCACTTTGTAAAAATTGTCCTTTATCTCTGAATAATGGTGTTGTTCCTTCTTTTATATTTGGTTTTTGTATAATATGAGATAACCAACTAATAAAATAATGACTATCTCCATTCGTTAAGTATTTTATATGTTTTAGAAATGGTTTTATTTTCTTCTTAATTTGTTCTTCATCAAAATTTTCAATTAAATGTAAATATTTTTCAGCTTCAAAACCATCAAACAAATTAAATATATTTTCGGGGCAATCTTTAAAATTCGGTATAAAATCCGTTCTATCAAAAAATAGCCTATTCTCGTCTATAATCCATTTAGAATAAAAATCTATTTTTGTCGTTTTGTTTCTTTCTTCATTATAATTTTCAATTTGTTTCGGTTTTAATTCTATTTTTATATCAGCTTCTCTTAAAATATCAAAACCTTCTCTATTATCTAATTTTTTATAGAATTTAGAACCAACTAAGAAATATTTTTTTTCTACTTCGTTTTTTATTTTTTGGTATTCTTCATCACCTTTTTCAGTTTTTAATTTTTTATATTCTTCTTTATGTTTATTAATAATTTCATTAAATTTTTCTATATTATCAATTTTTAACCAATAATATAAAGTATTAATTTTAATATCTTCATAATTTTTTATATTAATTGATTGATAGACATTAAACGGTTCATTTTCTATATATTTATTAGATTTTTTAGAATATTTTTCATAAATATCAACTTTAATATTATATTTTTTTAATATTATACCTAATGTTATCCACTCATTAAAATTATCAAATCTATCATTTTTAATATTATCTAGTATAAAAATTATTTCTTCTTCTTCAATTTTATTATTTAAATTACAATTTTTTAAATCCTTATTAGAAATTTTAGTTATTTCTTTTATTTTTTCATTAATCTCTTTATTTGGTTTAAATCCTTTTAATTCTATAAATTTTTCTATAATTTCATTAGTTATTTCATTTATTTCTTCTTTTATATTTGGTTTTTTTACAAAGTAATATTTATGAATTTTACCGTCAATTTCGTATTGTGTAGGCTCTACTATTAAAACTGAATTATCATTTCTTATATCAATTAAAATATTTGTTCCAACTGAAGTTTTTAATTTATCGGTATATTTAAAAATATAATGATAACCCTTTCTTGTTTTCTGAATAAAATTACATTGTTTATCACATAAAAAAAGTAAATCTTTATATAATGGATTTTCAATATCATCAAAATCTATTGCCGTAATATTTGATGATTTACCACATAAAAGAAGTTGACAAGATGCATTTTTATTCAGTTTCGGTTTTTCTTTCCAGTTAGTGTATCCATAGAAATTTAAATGTTTTTTGACTTTATCTTTTTCTATAGAAACATCAAGAGAACAAGAAGAGAGAACGAGATTTAAATTTTTGTATAAATCAAATATTTCAACCATTATATAATATAGTTTATAAAATAATTTTTCTTAAACCTTTTTATTTTAAATAATTATATATTTATTATTATTTAAAATTTTTAGATATTTTTTAATCTTTTATTTTTATTAAATGTTTATAAGGAATATAAATAACATCTGAAAATTCAGTTTTGCCTACATCTTGTCTAAAATTTATTTTTATAGTGTCCGTCTTGAACGTTTTAAATAGTTGTTTTTCATATTTAATAAAATATAATCCGTCGATATATTTAAAACATAAATAACAAGAACAACCTTTTAAATTTTTATAATATTTTATTTTGTTTTGTCCTATCATTGTCGTCTCATATTGATTATGTTTTAGTCGTCTTGCTTTTAGTTCTATATAAATCGTTTTATCTTCATTAAAAAAATCTATTACTCCATATGCATTATCATTTTTTTTAAATGTAGTTTTAAAATATTCATTTAAAATAGGTATTGTTTCGTCTTCTGCAATTTTTCCCATCTCTAAATCTTGTTTTTTAGATGCCATTATATAATATAACTTAGAAAAAAATATTTCTAAAGCTTTTTTATTTAATATATTCTTATATATTTTTATTTATAAATGAATATATTTTTTCTTTTTACGGAACATCATTTTTAGCGATACTGTGCTATAGTTAGTCATCCTTATTGGATATAACGAATTGTCTAATCTATTTTTAAAATACACTTGGACGTCTATGTTTGAAAGTGATTGTTTGCTCTTAGTAAATGCACTCATTCTATATTCGGCACTTGGTGCATATTCTATAAATTGACGATAGTCGTGAGCTGTGGTAAGTGGTAATGAAACATCAGTAATTATAGGTTGGAAAGCACTAGACGATGTAGAAAATCCTAAATCATTAGAATCACCAAAAATAGTTGGTTCTCCTACTTGTTCTGGATAAATAGGAATTAATGTAGAAGTAAAAACAATAGAAGAAATAGGCGACCACAGTGTCGATATACTTAAATAATTTTGAGTCATCACCCAATAACCATCAGTCGCTGGTTGTGGAATAATTGAAGGTGGAATACCGGCAACTGGTGCTACCCAATTTATATAATTTTTATTAACTACTTTTAATACATTTGTTTCAGTATTACTCTGATTAACTCCAACATATTCAGATTCAAAATTAGCTAGTAAATTATAAAGATTATTATTAAATGACACTGTTAATATTTCCTCGGTGAGTGTTCCAAACGATGTGTTTGTTGTTGCATTATCACCAGCGCTGTATGCATCATAATATATAGAAAATAAATTAGTTGTTTGATTAAAAATTAGTTTAGGTGGTTGAGAAATTATAGTTGAAGTATTGAAAGGAGGTGTTAATATAGCTTGTATATTTGTAAGTTGTGTTTGAAAATCATTAAATATATCAATAATTGTTTTATTTACTAATTTACAAAAATGTCCATAGGTATAAATCCAATAATAAGTCCCTCTTGTGTCTTGCTGTTCTATAGGTGGTTGTGGTAATGGGAAATTATCTAATATATAAGCGGTTGTTTCGGTTTCATATTCAATATTTTTTGAAATAGGAATATCAACAATATGAGTTGTTCCACCGCCATCTGTAAATGTTTTTTTTAAATTCATCATAATTACATAAGTTGTTTTGTTAATGTTAGACTGTCCTAATTCAATAGTTGGAATATGAATTGGTAAATTAAGATTTGGTCCGTTCATCGTAAATCTAATGATTGAAAATTCAAAATTAGATAAATTATTAATGAGTGGAACATTCCGCGTTTCAATAAATCTAATAATATTAGTATCTCCGGTTCCGTCTGGGTCAAGTGATGAATTATTTATAATATCGGCGTTATAATATACTACATCGGGGTCTCCGTCATCGTCTTTGTCTCCTATTGATGAAATTATTGATTTATACATCTATATAATTAAATTAGATTTTTATTTTCCTAAAATATTATATATTAATAAAGAAACGGTTTCATCAATATTTAAATTGTATTTTTTACTATATTTATTAATTAAATTATGATATTGAACATCACTTAAATCTCGGTGTAGCAAACGAAGAGCACAGTGTCGCCCACAAGTATTTATATTATCCCCTAATTTTTGATAAGGAAAAGTATTATAAAATACATCATAACCGCTATTTATTAGAAAATGAGTCAATTTCTTTTCTTCCATATCTAACTCATCTTTTTTTCTATCATCTAAATTATCTATTATATTATCTGGTTTTTTTCCGTAAGGGTCAAAATACAAAATTTTATTATCTTTTTTTATCATACAAACCCAATGACCGCTGTTAATATTATTTACTAGATACAACATTAAACTTCTACCTTCATTATCGAAGACGTCGTCAATATGTTTGACATCATCCAAATAAGGATATACAAAAATAAATAAACTATCACCTAATATAGCGTTCATATCGTCATCACCTAACGCGTATTTTTTAATCTCGTTTAATTTGGTTTTATCAATATTTTTCATTATAAAATATTAGATTTTATTTTATACTATAATTATATATATAATATAAAAAATGGAAGAGCGAGAATTTCCGATTGATTACAGCGATGAAGTAATTGATATTTTTAAAAAAATGTCTTTTACTGATGGGAAAAATTTAAATATATATGGTTCAATGTCATTTCGTTCAATTTTATTTCCTTTAGATTATGACGGTTATGAAATAGTAGAAAATAATGAAAGAACTAAAGAAAACTATTTAAATTTTATAGTAAAAAAATTTAAAGAAAATATAAAAAAAATAGAAGATACTAACTCTACATATATTTCAAAAATAAAATGTGGAGAAATTAAAGAATGGATAATACTAGACGATAATATAGAGATTAAAAATAATAAACTCATAAATTATAATAACATAGAATCAAAAAAAAAACTAGAAAATTTATATAATAAAAATATAATATCAAAAAATGATTATAATATTATAGATAGAAAATTAAAAAAAAACATATCAACTAAAGAATATTTTGAATTAGTTGATATTTTAGATTATCATATTGTCAGATGGTCGCCATCTGATATATTAAGAGGTTATACTGTATTGTTAGATGGTGAAAAATATTTTTTAAAAGAGGCTATAAATAACGGAATGACTAAAATTGATATTATTAAATGGATTGATAATAGATTTATTGAATTTAGTTGTATATATCAATTTAATTATAATAATAAACCTTTAAATAAAGTAGTTTCAAATATAGATTATTCAATAAAAGAAGATATACTATATTATTTAACAAATAAAAATTATTTTAAGATGTCAAAACGTTTATATTCATATAGTAAATTTAAAAATGATGAAATTGTGATGGATAAATTAATGAAAATGTTTAATTCTAATTTAGGTATATTATATCAAATTTATGGAAATATAGAGACGTTAAAAGTTATATTTGAAAAAGTAAAAAATATACCATATAAAAGAATAGAAAACGAAACAAACGAGATAAAAAATAGATTTTATAATATAATAAAAGATGAAAAGAATAGAGAATATAAGAAAATTATTAATATGTTTAATAATTTAGATAAGACTAATATATTAAATGGATTAATAAATTTAAATGATGAAATTATAAAGATATTAAATAATAAAACTTTAAAATACCTAGAAAAAATAAAATTGTATCCACTACCTAAAAAATATATATTATAATTTATAAAAAGTTAGTTTTTTATTGAATACACTAAACGACGATTTAGGGAGGATTTACCCTTTTTTTTTACTAAATTTATATAAAAAAATAAAAAAAAAAATAAAAAAAAATAAAATAAAAAAAATAAATTTTTATAAAAAAAATGAAAAAAAAAAGTCAAAATCCTCCCTAAAGTGATAGTTAGTTTATTCAATAAAAACACAAAAAAAATTAAAATAAATATAAATTTTTATGATGTAAAACCTTTACAAAAATAATATTTTTTACCAATTAATTAATAAACTCAACATATTAGGGCTGAAATCATCATCTTTCCAATTACCCTTAATTTTTGAATGTGATTTAATATATCTATCTCTCATTTTGTCAGAATATCCTTTTTCAACTTCATTAATACTTTCTAAATATTTATATATTATAAAGTCATTATAACCAACTCTTCCAAAATATCGTTTTTTTCCTTCATCGTCTATAATCATTAATTTATAAGGTTTTTTATCACTAATAAATAAATCTTTTTCATTATATCCGTTTTGTTTTGCTTGTTGTCTCGCTTTTTTTAAATATTTGTTATAATCTAACCCTATATTTTCTAATTGATTTATAAATCCAATATTAACGTTTCCACCACTTAAAGACGGTTTAATATTAAAAACATCAGTGTTTAATACTTTAGACGTTATCAATTGTTTTTTTCCTAATTTGTTTTTTTCATCTATTAATTGTTTTAACTGTTGATTTGATAATCTTTTTAAAATACTTAAAGGACGACATAAAGGATATTCATTATATAATTCAATAGTATTTTGACTACCACAAGGGACTATATTTTTAGTTCTATAATATTCATTAGCGTCCGTCCATTCTTGCTTAAGCCATTTTGTAGTATTCATTTTATTTCTTTCATTATCTTTATATGTTCCACCAGCTTCTTTATATTTTTTAACAATCATCATTGAACGATAAGCCGAATGTTTAGGGTATTTGTTATATATTTCTTGTTTTATTTGATTGTATAATTCAGTATTTAATGGTATTGACATTTTAATTATATTATAATATATTATAATTAAAATTTTTATTCAGTTTTTTCAATAAATTTGCAATGACGAATTGATTTCATATGTTTCGCTTTTGACATTATACAGTAAGTCCCTTTACACAACGGACACTCAACCGACTTATTTAATTTTTCTTTATGTTTTAAATAGTATTTTTTATTATATTCCGTTTGGTTATATTCATATATTTTTTCAGTTCCATCTTTTAAAATCTTTTTTATTATCATATTATTATTTGAATTATTTGATTCCATTATATAATATAGTATAGAAAAAAAATATTACTAAACCTTTTTATTTAAAATTATTAATATTTTATAATCTAGCTACAAACCAAGCAATAGTTGCAGTAGATGCAGCAGAAGTTGAAATAGTAAATGAACCACCAATGGCATTATATAATAAATTATCAATCGGGGCACCAGAACTTTGAGTAAGTAGAATAACAGCAGTAGTAGTTAATCCAGCTACAACTACATTAGCAGTTGATGGTGTCCCAGATACTAAAGTAGCTATACCAGAAAGTTTATGATTATTTATTATAACGCTCCCAGTAGCAGCACTAGGACCACCTAAGGTAATATCAGCAGCAGTAGCACTAGTTGGATTAATTTTTATAATATCTGTATTAGACTCAACACCAGCGGTAATATCTGTTATATACATATTGTAATCTCCGGGGTTTGCTCCAGTTGTATTATTTACAACACAAGAATAAATTTTACCATTAGTAGCTCCACCTTCTGGAATATTAGTGAGAGAAAAAGCAGCATTAATTGGGGTTGCAACATCATTTCTACAACGAATCCAAGCTCCGGTAGGCATAGCTTTACCTACTGCGTTTGTATCATCAGCACCAATACCCATTAATTCAACCGTTTCAGTTATAACAGCAGCAGCTCCAACATTTGGTTTAATTGATAATTTACCTTTATTTGGATTACCGACGGTATGTTGAGTATCTTTTCCATAAAGACCGACCGGATTTGATAATTGATTACAACCTAATACAAGTTGACCGGATTTACCTTGATTTGCCGGTGCTTTCGCGTCTGGTTGTGTGCTGTCATATGCGTCTATATAAACAGCAGATTTTAATTCAGTTGACCCATATGACCTTAAATGTTTAAATTGAGCGTCAACTGTTGGTTTTTTAACATTAGTTGTAGGATTTTGTATAAATTCAGTATTAGACATATATATATATAATTATAGATATAAAAATTATATATATATTTTTTTAGAATATTTATTTTGATATTATATTAATAAAAAATTTATTTTGAAATTACATTAATAAAAAATTTATTTTGAAATTACATTAATAAAAAATTTATTTTGAAATTACATTAATAAAAAATTTATTTTGAAATTACATTAAACGAGCGCTTAAACTTTGTTTTCTATTGTATCTAGCGCCAGTAATTCCAGCCCCAGTTTCAGCAGCACCAGTTGCACCAAATCCAACAGCAGACATAGCCGCTTGAGCGGGTTGTGGTAGCATAGGTTTTATAAGAGGAGCGACCATTTTGACTATAGGAAGAATACTTTGAGCTTTAGATAAAGCATTACCTAACATATTTTTAAACGAAGCACCACCAACGACTCTATTTAATTCGCCTCTGACTTGCATTGATGCAATAGGTGCGTTGATAATATCACTTTCAGATAAAACACCTTTTATTATTCTTGAAGAACCTTTGACGGTTTCAAAAAATCCAGAATTGCAAGTAATAATCCAAAGATTAACATTTGTTAAATTAGGGTCTCCGGGGCTATTTGTATTAAAAAAATCGACTTGACATTGAAATGTAAAATTTCCAACTAATGACGGCGCCTGTCCCGTTTGTAATACGATGTCTTTAGATGGTCTTAAAACGAGGAAGCCACCAGTTAATGGAACATTTGCACCATATGTTCCCATTTTAGCTTCACCTAACCATTGTTGATAATCCATATGTAGTCCATTTGAGTAGCTCATTCGATATAATTCTTCGGGAGTATGACTTGACAGCATACCGCTATAATTGTCGAAGTTAATCGATATTTTTCTTATGGGGTAATAAAAGTCAGCATCATTTAAGCCATATGATTGAGGTTTTACATAAATAATCATCATATCGGGAATTTGAGGAAGAGTTATTGTTTGAGAATTTACACTAGTTGCCATAGTTTGAGATGCAACATCTAAACCAGATACAGCGGAAACATAGCGCGGAAATTCCATATAATTTACAATCGACTTTGGTGGTAGTGCTAAATCCAACGATGGGGTCAAAAATTGAACATTAACGACGGAACCACCAAAAGGCGATTGATTACCATTAACACTAGCTGAAACATTGTATGCTAAATTAGATAATGTTCTTCCATTGTTTACAGTGCTTCTTAAAACTCTACCATTTAATCCGGTAAGATTTGGGCTATTCATATTAAAAACAAGTTGGATATTCTGAATACCAAACAAGCCGGTCTCATTCTCATTTAAATCACTAAAAATAAAAGGAGATAATATAACTTTTTCCGTTGATTTAAAAGCAATAAATAAAGGATATGTCGTAAGTAGAGTTGGTGGTGCAGAACCATTCGCAACTACACCAACAGGGACACCATCTACATAATTATAAACTTGAGGTGCAGCGCCTATAGTGTAAGAACCGGAACCAACTAATCTTTGTCCGGTTGAATTTGTAAAATATACATCACTATATGCACCATTTCCTAAAGTTTCAGATGTTGTAGCATTTTCATATCCATTTAAAGGAGAGTTAATAGTTCCGAAAGCGTCGTTATAATTTCTATAGTTATCTAAAAATGTAGGGCAAGTTCTTTGTTCTCTATTTTTCTTTAAATCAGTTAAACGGAGCACTTCGCGTAAAACATCGTTTGTATTCATTGTCGTTGTTGTGTCGTTTATAGTTGCTGTAAGGGTTTGTGTTAATGAATGGAGAGGAAATGGAGCTAACGCACAATCGCTTCCAAATCTTAAAACTGGTTCACCGAGGACAAATGTTCCACCAACTGAAACGGTTAACGATAAAAAACAAGTGGAGGTCCAATCAATCGCTCTGTCAACGAACACATTCTCACTTGGGACTTGTATCTGATATGTATGCTGTGAGCCGTTAGCTGCAATTGCATTGAATGGTGAGTTTGTAAGAGATAAAGCGCCTTTTTCAACCGCATATTTAGGAGCCATCTGGACTATTCTGTCATCAAACACTGCTATTTTCTGAATATCACTAGAAGACATTATATATATATAAACTAAATGATAAAATAAAATTATAATATTAATTATTTATAATTTTATTTTTTTATATTTTTTATTTTTAGAAATTCATTCTATCCTTTAAAATAATAAATTCTATTACTTCGTCATTATCAACTATATATTTAAACTCTTTAGAATCTAAATAAATATCTTTAAACATTCTTTTTAATTTATCATAAACATATTCTTTTTCTTTTCTTTCTTTTTCTGCTTTTTGTCTAATTCTAGTCCATCTAATAGTTTTTATTTCTTCTTCGTCTATTCTATTAAAATTTATATAATTTATTTTTAATTGTTTTAATGCATTTTTTTTCTGCAGTTCTTCTATTTTCTTTTTAACATTTTCTATTTTACAATCCATTAAACTTTCCATATATAATAAATCTACTAATTTATCAGTTATATCTTCTTTAATTATTTTTTCTTCTTCATCATCACTACTACTTTCTACTTCATCATCTTCTTCTTTTTCGAATAATAAATCAGAATTTATTTCTTCATCATCTATTTTTATTATCGCCCATATTTCGTCATACCATTCAAAACATAAACCTTCTTTTTTCATTACTTTTTTAAATTCATCACTACCCCAATATTTCTGATAATAATTAATTAATATAGGCGGGTCATTGTCTTCATCATAGACAAATTCCGCGTTTATTATTGCAACAACTGACGGCATTTTTAAATAACTTTTCATCGCATTTCTTCGTATGTTTTCAATATCTTCTTTAAAATATATTTTTTCGTTTCTTTCAACTTTAAAAAGGTCTTTTAATGCTTTATCTATTTCATCTAATCGGTTTTTTTTTCTTATTTCTAAAATGTGATTTTGAAGGTCGGAAGGTAAAACGTCGTAGAATAAATTAAGTTTAGGGTTTGAAGCCATTATATAATATATAATAGATTTTATTTTTTCTTAAACGAATTAATTTAAATATTTCTAAAGGTTTTTTTTTATTTTCTTAAACTTTTTAAAGATATATAATTTTATATATTTTTAAAGGTTTTTATTTTCTTAAACTTTTTTATAAATTTTTTATAAATAAAGTAAATTCATCATAGTCTAATAATTCATCATCATAATCATAAACTATATAATCATTCTTTATATAATCATCAAATAATTTACTCATTTTTCTTTTTTTTGTAATTCTAGCAAAATAAGCGTCTTCTTCTTCAAATTCTTCAAATTCTTCATTTATATCGTCAATTTGATTTTTATATTTTTTTAATCGTTTCATTCGTTCCTTTAAATATCTAACCATTTTATCTACAATTTCTATACTTCTTCTCCATTCTACATCTTCCCAATTGCTACTATCTTTAATTTTATAGTTTTTAGATATATTGTCTTCTCTTCTTTTTAATTCATTTTCTAATTTCATTCTATTAAATCGTAAATTATAAATAACATTAAAGCATTTTTTAAGTGTTTCTTTTTTATTTATATTAAAAATATGTTCTTGAATATCTAAAGGTAAAACGTCGTAAAAGTAATTTTTAACATTAGGATTTAAAGCCATCATATAATATAAACTAGAAATTAAATATTTTTCTTAAACGAATTAATTTAAATATTTCTAAAGGTTTTTATTTTTAAAATTGATTTTATTCGTCTTTTACAATTACTGTAATAATCTTATAATAAAAAAAAATAGAAAAATGAATAAACCTAAAAAAATACCCCCTAAATCGTTATAATTTTCTTTGTAGAATAATGACAAAAAGAGTGTTTTTTTTTGAATGAGATAACAATATCATTTGGGAGGATTTACCCTATTTTTTTTTTATTTTTTTATAAAAATTTATTTTTTTTATTTTTATTTTTTATTTTTTTTTTTTATTTTTTTTATGTAAATTTTATAAAAAAAAAGGCAAAATCCTCCCTACTGTGTTGCTTGGTGTCTTCAATAAAAAACTCAATAAATGCTCTTTTTTTACATTATAAATTA